TTTCAACTGTTGACGTTAAAAAGTCTAATTGAGTTTGAAGACTAGTGCCCCAAACAGAAGAATAATTTGAACTCCATTGACAGATTCCATAATAATTATTTGTGCTAAGTGTGTACTGTATATTAAGCGTTTGGCCGCCAACTTCAGCCATAATATTACCCATAATCCCAGCGCAAACATAGTCATTATAGCCATACTCTTTTAAATAGAGCCAAATTTGACTTGCGGCTGGATATGCGTCATATAAACTTTGAACAATATTGTTATATTCATTTTCATAATAGCAATAACGTTCATAAGCTTTATTATATTCTTTTTCAGCTATTATACTAATTAAATGGTTATTAGAATAATTTAATTCATTAATTACAATCTTTAAATTTTCTGCTTTGTCCATTTGGTCTTGACATTCATTTATAAGCTTCTTTAGTTCACTGCGATCAGTTGTTTCTACTTGCGGCAATAAGCTATAAGTAAATATCAAATCATTATTTAAAGCTGAAACTGGCAAAATCGTAACGCATAAAAGAAGAATAGTTATTATAAAAAGTTTAAAACTTTTAAAAATAGTATCCAATCTTAGAAACAATCTCATAATCTTCAACTAAGATTTGAGGATTGACTTCTCCATTCCAAACGTTCTTCTCACATTTTCCAACTACGTTGATAATTACGCAACCCATTTCGCTCAATAAATTTTCATATTCTTCTTTATTGCTTTTAAACTTAATAATACTGATTCCATTTGGAAGACTAATTTTAATAGTGGGATTTTTGTCAGCAGACATTAATTTAACCATATCTTTAGTTACTTTAATGTCTTCAATTGCGACTAAAGGCTCTTCTACAGATTGTCCCCAAAGATAATTTAGATTAGCTAATTCAATAAAATCATTTGGATTTAAAGCATAACTATTTGTAATAAAATCAACTTTGTAACTAGGAGAAAAATCAAAGTCTTTTAACTCGTTATTAGCATATTGAATTAAAGTTGAAATATTATTATCCAAAATGCCAGAACCAAATGCTTGATTATGCCCTTGACAATATTCTGTTAGACCACTGTCTAAGAGAAATCCTCTAAAGTCATTTAATTTAGATTTATTACATCCTCTGCCAGAACCTTCCCAACATATGCTTCCGTCATCTTTATTTACTCTATTAAGAAGCAATACAGGACGTTGGTATTTCGACATTAATTGATTGGCAATTAAGCCTGTTAAATTTCTATTAGTTACAAAAGGCAATTGAATAATTAAAACTTTATTTTCTAACAAGTTATTTTCTTCAATAACTTCTTCAACCAATTCTAATGTAGTGTCTCTTTCTTTAGTCTGCCGATTTTTAATGTTAGTACAATTGCGGCAAGCTTGTTCCACCTTAGTTTCCATTTGACCTTTACAACCTCTCTTAGTCGAAGGGATTGTCTGATATGCTTTATGCTCCAACATGGACTCAAATAACAGAGTTTTTTCTTCTTGCGTTCCCATGCGGATAGTAGCATTAATAAAAGGTGCAATATAAAAAGAAATTCCAAAAGGAGTTACCTCTCCTTTTAGTGAATATTCTTGTTTTTCAACCATTGCTGCGAAAAATGGATTCTGAATATTTTCAATTCCCTTGGTGATTAATCTACGAGTTTCAAAATCTTGTAAAGATACCATATCAGCAACCATTCCAAGAGCAGTTAAATCTAAATAATTATCAGCTTGATGGATATTTAATAAACTGTCAAGATAAGAACAAAACTTATAGACAATTCCGGCGCCAGATAGGGATTTAGTAGGATAATCACAAGTCTGATTATTAATAATGCAAGCATATGCAGACTGCTCATCCGCATTATGGTGATCTAGAACTAAAACATCAATACCAGCATCATGCAAATTTTTGTGTTCTTTAATATCTGAACTCCCAGCATCTGGAACAATTACCAATTTAATATCATTGCGGTTGGTACACCGGTCGGCGCAATCATCCAATCCATGTTGTTTTCCAGAATGAAGATAATAAGAAATATTATTTTCTACAAAGCTAGGGAATAAAGAATGCAAATAATTGATAAGAATAGCTGAGCTAGTGAATCCATCTGCATCACTATCCACTATAATCATAATCTTATCATTATTAGAAATATGATTAACCAACATCTTTGCTCCTTCTTCCATATGGTCAAGCAGCAAAGGGCTTAAAATATCATCATCAGTCGTATTTAAATAATGATGCACATTATTTAAGCTTATTCCTCTATTAGTTAATACTCTTTCAACCGCAGATAGCGATTGTGCCTGCGGAATGTCAGAGACTATCAGCTAATAATCCATAAGATATCAAACTCCTTTTATAAATTTTATAATACAATTCTCTCTTTAAAAAGCTGCAAAAAAATATCAGCAGTTCTATCTAGAGGAGAATCTTTATAACCAAGTAGATTTTTTTTATCCCATATAAAAGAAATGAGGCAATACTGATGATATTTATTATAAATTTTTAATAATTTATTTTTCCAAGTTTTACTTTCATCTGTATTTAATTCTTTATACTGTTTATCAAAACCTATTATAATTTCTTCTACACCCAAATCCAAAAGAAAACGAATTTGATGAGAAGAAATTGTACTGCCGCAACAGGCTACGCAAATATTATTTTCCCAACCGTAATAACTGGCAAATTTTAACACACTTTTTTCTGACTCCACTATAATAGCTTTTTTCATAACTCTAATATGTTCTTTATTCCAATTTAAACCATATAGATTCATTCCAAGAGGATGAGAATATAATTGTTGGTTAATTTTTAGTGGACGATACTTACCATATTTTTCTGCGTCCTCAGCGGACAGTGCGCGACCGCGCAACCCAATAAAACGTCCGTCTACATCAAAATGAGGAATGGTAATTTGGTCTCCACCTGGATAATAACCAATGAAAGCCCTATCCATTACGTCTTGAGAAATATTTTCTTTTAACCAAGGTTCAATCTTGACCTTGTAATTAAAACGAGATAAAATTTTAATATCATATTCTTTTAAAACAACTCTACTTGTATCTATTTCAATATCTTGAATGCGGTCATAATTTGACAAATATTTCCAATCGTCTAATTCTTCCACTTCTGGAGTCTCTTCTAATTTACCAGAGATATTAAATTTTTGCGCAATCCATCTAATAGCATCATTTAAATTTAGTACCTGATGCTTTTGGATTTCCATTACTTTAATGACCAATTGGAATATATCAAAACAAGGATCTTCGCATCCGCTATAACAATAAAAAAGATTACTGTTATCGTAATAATATAATTTTCTACTTCCTACTCCTGGGTCGTTGTGACAGATTGTGGCGGAGATAATACCAAAATTTGTATATTCTGGTTCTCCGCCCCAATCCATTAATAGATTATATATATCTTCAATATTTAGCTCATTACGAACTTCATCTTTGTCGAAGACCAGCATATTAATACTGAATAACTCTTACACAATAGCCCTTCAGACCAAAACCTTCATTGACGACCTTGCAGAGATAATCATTAGGAGACATCTTTGCGTCAGCACCCTTTCGGTTCTTTAGATACTCCTTAGCCATTGCCGCAGGCATCTTATACTCGATATATCCGTTATAAATCTTACTGTTGTTAATCATTTTACTGTCTCCTTTAAATTAAATAGCATATTCATCTTTTACAATGATTTTTACGTCATTCATACTGACTAATTCATAATCATATGTTGTGCAAAACATAGGTTGGATGCGGCAGGTACCTAAATCAGCTTTACACCATAAATATATGCCTTTATATCGTCCACGTCTATTTTTATAGACAGACATCTTAATTGTTGGACGATCAAATACATTTGCCGAAAGAATTGTTTGAAGTGACTCAATGTCTTTTGATGTCACTCCGAGGAGGATTGATGCCCAGTCTACCCGATCGGCGATCGACTTCGCGCCACGAAGCAAGTTCTGGTCTGGCGTTTCTGAATCAACGTAGCTTCCATTCAATTGAGTTGCCGTCATAATAAAAATACCATAAATATTACAAATATCTTTTAGCTTAGCTGAAATCATAAAAAGAATATTATCTTCTCTTAATTTAACTCCACCACTACGCCTAGTAATTTCTTCAAGGATTTTCATACTAGAATGTAAGTAATCATAAAAACAATACTTAATATCATGGTCACGAATATTCTTTTTAATTTTGTTTTCGACGTCTTGAAGAGAAAAATCTGGCAATTCTTCAACGTACAAAGGAGCTGCTTTAATAATTTTTGCGGCCTGCCGCACACGCTCTTCTTCGTCGCCTTCATATGAACCATTTAAAATATGCTCTTCATTAACATTAGCTACAAAAGCCAACATCATAGTTTGGACTTCACTTAAATCTTGTTCTGTTGCAATAAATAATGTTGGCTGACTAATTCCACAACTAATCCAGCCAAAAGCTTCATCATAAATTTTATCACAAGCAATATAACAGGAATCTGCGATCATACTGCGGGTTTTCAGTTTTGTTATCGTAAAAGCTTTTTATCTCTTACTTCTTATAGTTTCCTATAAGCTCAGCATATCTTTTCATCCTCGTTTAACGTTAGGTGTTGATAGTGGGTTAATCTATCTCAAATAGTTCTATAAACTATTATGTAGGAGCCTCTTGGAAGGATTATATTCTCTTTCGAGTTTCACCTTCTATGCGTTGCGGCTGGTTAGTTTTTTAATCTTAACCTTCACCTCTGATTAGCATATCATTTCTGATTTAGCTTTCCAGCTTTTTTCTCCTATAATAATACTTAAAATTTCATTTAAGCACGGCAATTAATTACCAATACCCGTAGCGGCTGACCGCAAATACAACTTTTTTAATCTTGCCCCTCGAGTTACCGTATTGACCAATGGTCCATATAATGGAACTCCTACTTCTGGGGTATCTTTAAACTTATCAATTAATTCAGTGATACCTTCACCGGCTTGAGAAGCTTCCCCAAATTCATCTTCAACATATTTCATTCTAATGGAATCAATTTTAGCATCGACTTTATCAGCCAACTGTTCCAATGAAGAATTGTCTAAAATATCTTCTTGCTGTTGTTTCTTTTTAGAATCAAAGATATTATCTGGGTCATAAATATCTGAAACATTAATGCCACAATTATCATAAGCTCTAAGTAAAGAGAATTTCTTTAAACGTCCATAATAATAATCAAAAGCATTAGGCATACTATTTTCAGAAGCTTTAAGCAACCATTCTTCACCTTTTTGCTTCTTAAAAACGGCTTCACTTTTTGGCCTACTGGATAAAAAATCTGAAATACTTTTTAGATTAATTTTTTCTGCGCCCAGTTCATGGAGTTTATAAATAGCGCCAAAAGCAATTCGATGAAATTCATCAGGAAAATCCTCGTCTGTAATAGTATACTTATCAGTAAAATCTAAAAGTTGTGGATTATTGTATACTCCCCCAATGATTTGGAGGATAGCAGTTGTATCAACAAATTTACTTGACATTTATTCACTCCTCTTCATCTAAAAAAGAAAACAATTTTCTTCTTTTAGTTTCTGTATGGGGAACTGGAATTATAATTTCTTTTACTTCTGGAATATAGTCTTTAATTTGCTTGCGCTCGTTCTTTTGACGAGCTTCCCATAATGAATAATAATACCTATATGCGTCTTGATATATATATGGCACAATTGAAATCATGCCACGCGCATTTTCAATTGAATTCTTCTTTACTTCATAAAAATAAATTAAAGATTTTTGGATACCAGAATAAGTATAATTATATTCATCTACAAATTTATTAATTTGTTTTCTTACAGAAGGAGGAACAAACTCTACATCAAATAGTTTCATAATATACTTATCTAACTTTTCTGAATCGGTTAATTCTCGTTGGCTTTCTAATTCTGCACAATGCTTATGAGCATATGATTTAGAAGTAACATTAACGCAATCATCGCTACTTTTGCTTAAAGGTTTTTTGCAATATACGCAAAGAACTGTATCTGTTGGATCAATAATTTGCGGTTTTGACATTCCTTTTTCTTTTGCTTCTTTTTCTGCACATTCACTATGAGCATATCTTCGAGTGCCAACAAGCGCGTATTGAGTTTTATCCCTATCAAATTTTTCTTTACAATAAGGACATATTACAATATGAGATATCGTAGTTTCCTCCTTTCATTGTTTTCTATAAATATTATAACATATTTTTTATAAAAAGTCAAGCCGAAGCTTATTAACTTCGGCTTGACTAATATTAATATTTACTTTTTATTAACAAGTTCATCTTTAATTTCAGTCACTACAAGACTAATTAATTCAGCCTGGTCAATCGTAGCATCAGAAATCTTCTTTCCCTTGCCCAAATATTTATCAACAATCTGAGTAATTCTAGGACTATAATAGGTAGGATTTTCATTCATAAGTGTACCAACTAACTCTTGGAACTCTTTCATCAAAGCATCATAATCATATTCAGCTTTAGTGACAGTATTTTCACGAGCATTTGTGATATATCGACCACCATTTAATGCAGCTTCTTTATCAATGGCTTCGTTCAAAGCTTGGACAACACTATCGTAGCTAAAATCTTCAATAATAGGCTTAATGTATTTAAATCGACAACCTGTCTCTGCGCTATTATCAGGAGAGCGCATTACCAATCTGACTTTACCCTCACCATTCTCGCCGGTATATTTCTCTGCATAAGCGTAAATGTCCGCCATGTCTTTTGCGATATTATTAAAAGAAGAAGAGCAAGTAGGAACAACTTGGTTATATTCAACACCATTTTTCGTCTTAAAAGTTTTATCTTTAGAATGAGAAATAAACATCAAAGCATATCCAAGTTGAGTAATAGTACGACAAGTATCTTCAAATTCTTTCTTCACTCTTGTCCATCCTTGACCATAAGGAATATCACCGATAGAATCAACACCAGCTTGAGAACAAATATATCGTTCACACAATCCACCAGCAATATCAATAGTATCAATAATGATAGACTTAAACATTCCTTTAACTTCTTCGTCTTTTAGCTGACGTAGAACTTGCTTCATTTCTCCCCAAGTGGTAACATCCTGTGCCATTACACCAGGTAGCGCATTATATCCTTTCTCGAATGCAAGAATTAGCGGACTGGGCATTTGTGATGCAAAAGTGGTCTTGCCTGTCTTTTCTGCCCCATAAATATAAGTAATATATCCTGACAAATCCTTTGAAACAGCGTGCGGAGAAATTTTTTTCAAATCAATTGCCATATTTTTACCTCTACTTTATTTCTATTAAAAATCAAACTGTCCCTTAGCAGGTCCACTAGTGGCTGTAACAGTAGTAGTATTACGATTGCTCTTCCATTCAGCGCTACGCTGCTTTTCAGTAGCAAGCTTAACCTCACGCTCACTAATCTTTTCCTTCAGTTCAGTTGCTGTCAGGAAGCTTTCATCATCCCAAGTGTAAGTATCTCGAGCCGCATTATAAATCAGCAGACTCCGACGAGGACGACCCTGAATCTCCTGCACAATAGGCTCGCCAAAAGCAGACTCTTCAACAACTGTGCGAGAAGTTGTCTGAGAAATAAAACGTCCATAAATCTTAGTAGGAATAGGATTAGAAGAAGAAGCCTCAAGACTCTCAAAATAATCCATGGCCTTGGGATTGGTAGCAATAAAATCATAAGGGAGCAAAGCACCGCGGAAATCAAAAATTGCGCCCTTAATTGTAACTCGCTCAGGCAGATTATGCTCCTCATCCTCATCCATACGAGTGACACCAGTAATTAGAACGTCAGTTGTGAAAGTATTACGCTTACTCTCATCAGGATTAAAATCATCAATCACATGAATAAAACCACCCTCATTGCGCTTGGTGCTAACCAGTTCCTCAGTACCATTCTTATC